AAGGCGGAGCATAAATGACAACAGTGGTTAAGGTTGACCTATCCTTTACTAGAAACCTAGGAAATTTTGAAAGCATTAAAATTGGAATAGGCGTAGAAGACAATGTGCGTGATGGAGAAAATGTAGATACTGCCACTGAGCGTGTTTATAAATTTGTTGAAGAAAAGCTTATTGAAAAAACTAGTGAGATAGAGAAAGAATTAAAAAATGGAAAATGATCTAGTCATTTCCCAGACTGAAAAAAATAAACAGCCCTACATAATGCTATGGAAATACGAAAAGCTTTATGAGGAAAAGTACGGCAAAAAACCAGTCTTGAATAAATTTAGAGATAAGATGGCGATGAAGGACGTTATTGAAAGCGTTGGCTTTGATAGAGGAATGACCCTTTTGGAATATTATTTTAAACTAATAAAGCACGGACATCCTTTAATATTTTTCTTATACAATTTTGACAAAATTGATTCTGCACAAAAAGAATTAGAAAAAGATAAGGCAAAAAGAAAAATTTTAAGAGAGCAAACTAAAAAACTAGTAGAGGAAGTAGACGAATGAATACCGAAGCAACACTAATATCCGCAGTGTGTCAAAATAAAGACATTAGCACCCTGCTTGCAGATAACGTAGATGATCTTTTTACGTCACATAGGGATATTTGGGAGGGCTTAAAGTCTTACTATTATAAGTTTAAGGCTGTGCCAGAGGCTAGTGTTCTTCAGGAAAAGTTTCATGACTTTGACCCAGACATTAATGTAAAGGCTGAAACTGGATACTACCTAGATAAATTAAAAAATGAATACTTGTCTTCAAAATTAAAAAACATACTTCTTCAATCTGGATCTGCTTTAAAGCAAGATGCTGCCTCAAGAGTACTTGCAGATATGCAAAGCAAATTGGCAAACCTTTCAAGGTTTACAAATAATGTAAGAGACTTAGACGTTATAGATTTAGACTCTGCAACAAGGCACTTCTCTTCAGTAAAAGACAGATCTTCTGTAATGGGAGGAAGCCCAGGAATATTAACTGGATTCAAAGCAATAGATGCTGCATACCCAACTGGTATGGCACCAGGACATTTAATTGTTGCTATTGGTTGGCCAGGAAAAGGAAAGACATGGTTTACTTCTTATCTTGCATGTAAAGCCTGGGAGCAAGGATTTAAGCCAATGATTGTTTCTTTGGAGATGGCTCCAGAGAATATGCGTGATCGTATTTATACAATGCTTGGGTCTGGACTATTTAAAGCTAGCGATCTTTCTCGAGGAGATATTAATATTGATGATTTTAAATCTTGGGGTACTAAAAGATTTGAAGGAAAGAATAGTTTTGTTTTAGTTTCTAATGAAGGAAATACAGAAGTAACTCCAGCGACTGTTCAAGGAAAGATAGATCAACACAAGCCAGATTTAGTTATTTTAGACTATCATCAATTGTTTAATGATAATAAGAGAAGTCATTCTGAGGTAGAAAGAAACAGAAATATTTCTAGAGAGTTTAAATTGCTTGCAGTTTCAAACAACATCCCCGTTATAGATATTACAGCGGCAACAGCCGATGACGTATCTGATCAAGATGATCCGCCAATGATGAGCCAAGTAGCTTGGTCTAAAGCGATAGAGTATGATGCTGATATGGCAATGGCTATCCACAAACATCCTGGAACAAATTTAATTGAAATTGTTTCTAGAAAGAATAGACACGGACACGAGTTTGCTTTCCACTTAGACTGGGATATAAACAGAGGAATAATTAAAGAATTGTATGATTATGCACCAGCACAAAACAATTAAAAAATTTCAAATTGAAGTTTTTTTCAAAGAAGATTCTGATATGATTCGTATAAAAAATCAATACGAAAATATTTTGACTCATGATATGAGATCAAAAGGATATGCCAGGGTACTTGACATAGACACAGCATTTTCGGTAGAATTTACAGGTGAAACATGGAAGTTCTTAATGACCTTACATGGTATATATGTAGGAAGGAGGAAGGCATGGGAATCGTCAGGGATAACGCAAGGAAAAGTAATTCCACGCAGTATGCACCAAACCATATAAAGTCTGTTGTTAAAGAAATTGGACTAAGGATAATTAGTGAGTCTAATCATAATTTAGTTTTGTATTGTCCATTTCATAACAATACTCATACGCCTTGCTTTTATATTAGCGAAGAAAATGGAGCATGGATATGCTTCAACCCAGCATGTGCGGAATCTGGAAACATTATTCAGCTAGTTAAAAGAATTTGTAATAAAAATGATTTTGAAGCTATACGACTGGTTTCAAACAAAGAGAGTGAGTCCTTAGATAATTTTGATATTCTTTTAAGCCAAGCCTTAGAAGATAAGCCAGAGTTTGTTGAGTTTAATTCCAAGAAATTAGATGAGCTTTATTTGGGACTAACTCTTAGCAAAGAAGCAAGAGATTATTTTGAGACAAGAGGGATAAATCCAGAGTCTATGAATTATTTCAGACTGGGGTATTCTGAATCTCAAAACATGGTAGTTGTTCCAGTACACAGCCCAGACGGACTTCCAGTAGGAATAGTTGGAAGATCTATAGTTGAGAAAAAATTTAAAAATAGCACCAACCTTCCCAAGAATCAAACATTGTTTAATATACACAGGGCAAAGAAAATTGGTAGCCACGTAATCATTGTTGAATCTAGTTTTGATGCTATCAGGGTACATCAGGCTGGATTCCCAAATGTTGTTGCTACTCTCGGAGGGCACCTATCAAGTAACAATCTTAATTTGTTAAATAGATACTTTACAAAAATTACTATAATGACAGACGCAGATTCAGCTGGTAGGGAACTTGGATTATCTATTTCCTCTAGCTTAAGAAATAAAGATATTCTTTGGGCTTCTTGTGAGTATGGTAAAGTTTATCAAAATAATGCGAAAGACGCAGGAGATTTATCAGAAAAAGAAATTAAAGAATGCATAATAAATTCAGTGTCCGATGTGGAATACAAATCCTGGACATTATGATACAATGGTAAAACAGATGGATCTATACCATCAACTACAAAAGGAGAAGAAATGAGCATAGTAAAAGGTCTAAAAGACCTAAATAAAGCACTAGACAAGCCTGCATATTCAGGCGGAGAAGAAAATAAAGGTCGTTGGTTAAAAATTGAAGATGGAGAAAGCGTTAAGATTAGATTTCTTCAAGAGTTGGATGCAGATTCACCCAACTACAATGACAAACTCGGATGTGGATTTATTGCCTTAGAGCATACCAATCCAAAAGATTATCGAAGAAAAGCTCTAGACACCATGGAGTCAGAAGGACGCGACTGGGCGCAAGAACAGCATCGCAAAGATCCAAAGGCTGGATGGAAAGCTAGAACCCGTATTTATATCAATGTATTAGTTGATGACGGAAAGAATGATCCATATGTTGCAATATTGTCTCAGGGAACAAGTGGAAAAACAATTACTCCTACATTAATCGAATACGCTGGTGAAATGGGAAGTATTACAAATTTAAATTGGCGAATTAAAAGAAACGGTAGCAAGACAGACACAAGCTACACAATTATTCCTTTGGCCAAAGATGAAACACCTTTTGATTTTTCAAAATTAGAACTATTTGATCTTGAAAAAACTGCTGTAAGGAATGTTCCATACGCAGAACAAGAGTCTTTCTACATGGGAGAGTCCTCACAAGAGCTAGCAGTTGCCTCAACTGGTAGCGTAGAGTGGTAAATTAAATATGCTAGGGGGTGGCTCTTGCCACCCCCAGTTTTATTTAGTAAAATGTAATTATGACTACATACGATATCCCAGATCCATTTCAGGAATTTGTGTATAATAAATATAAAAATTATGTAGGAGCAGTGTACGACTTTTTTGCCAGAGAATGGCACATGAAATGCGGATGCTGTAAACAAGATATATATTCACCAACTAAAAAAATATTAACTAGGACAAGGCTATACCACACCAGAAACGAATGTCAAGGCGGTTATTAATGAGTTTTACACATTTACACGTTCATTCATATTATTCTTTAATGGACGGGCTTAATTCTCCAAAAGAATTATGCCAAGCAGCAATAGACGCTGGCCAAACATCTATAGCAATTACAGATCATGGAACATTGTCATCCCACAGAGAAATGCAAATTGCTGCAAAAGAATTGGGCATTAAGCCAATTCTTGGAGTAGAAGCTTATATATCTCCAACAGATAGATTTGATAGATCGTCTGCAACAGACAAAAGCATACAGGCGTACAACCACATTATCCTGCTGGCTAAAAATAAAAACGGATTAAAGAATATTAACTCATTACAAGAGATAGCTTGGAATGAGGGGTTTTACCATAAGCCTAGAATTGATATGGAGATATTAAAAGAATATGCAAAAGACATTATTGTTCTTTCTGGATGCCTTAATGGACTTATTAGTAAGTGCATTGAAAAAGAAGAGTTTGAGGAAGCGGAAAATATACTTAAAGATTTTAAGAAAACTTTTGGCGAAGATTTTTACATTGAGGTACAATCTCACAATCCAAAAGAAATAAATAGCAAGTTGCTAGAATTAGCAGACAAACTAGGGATTAAGCCAGTAGCAACTGGAGATGCCCATTACGCAAAAGGCGAAGACAAGACTTTAGAAGAAGCAATGCTTATTCTATCTACATCTCCTAAATCAGATAAGGAATCAGACTTTGAGGTTTCGAGGGGAATGGGAAATGTACTAGACAGACTTAATTACCTATATCCAGACAGAAGAATATCATTCCAAGACTATAATTTATTTATTCAGACTAGAGAAGAAATTGAATCCGACTTTAACAAATGTGACATTAAACGAGTAGACATTTATGAAAATACTATGGAGATAGCGGAAAAAATTGGAGAATACGATTTTAACAGGGGTCTAGACCTGCTCCCTATCCCAAAGACCAATGCCGACCAAAAGCTGTCTGATATGGCCTTTGAGGGCCTAGAAAGGCTACGCCTAAGAGAGAGCTGGCTAGGAAATGACGTATATGACCAAAGGCTTATGGAAGAGCTTGAGATTATTAAAGATAAAAATTTCGCCTCTTATTTCTTAGTTGTTGCAGATATGATTAATTGGGCTAAAGAAAATGAAATAATGGTTGGTCCAGGACGTGGTTCAGCAGCAGGATCATTAGTTTGCTATGCCTTGGGAATTACAGATGTAGACCCAATTGAGTACGACCTTTTGTTCTTTAGATTTATTAACCCAGACCGTAACGATTTTCCAGATATTGATACTGATTTTGAAGATCGTCGACGCAAAGAAGTAAAAGATTATCTTAAGAAGAAATTCAAACACGTTGCGTCCATATCAACTTTTACTTATTTTAAAGACAAGGGAGTCGTAAGAGATGCTGCTCGTGTATTTATGGTTCCTCTGTCTGATGTAAACAGGGCAATGAAACAAGTTGATACATTTGAAGACTTTATGGATTCTCCTAACACAAAAGAATTTAGAATGAAGTACCCAGAAGTTTTATGGCTTGCAGAAAAGTTACGTGGAAAAATTAGAAGTGTTGGTGTTCACGCTGCTGGGGTAGTCGTGGCAAAAGAAGATTTAAGAAATTTTGCGCCCATAGAATCTAGAGAAGATCCTCAAGATAAAGTTTCAGGAAGAATTCCAGTCGTTGCATACGACATGGACACGGTTGCTGATATTGGATTAATTAAAGTAGATGCTCTTGGTTTAAAAACTCTTTCTGTTATTTCTGATACTATCAAAGCAATTAAAGAAAGATCTGGCAAGGAAATCAATTTGTCTCAATTAGATTTTAAAGACCCAAAGGTTTATAAAAATTTAAGCGAAGGTTATACTAAGGGAGTGTTTCAAGCAGAAGCAGTACCTTACACAAACTTGTTAATAAAAATGGGAGTAGATAAATTTGAAGACTTGGCTGCCTCTAACGCTTTAGTAAGACCAGGAGCCATGAATACCGTAGGAATTTCTTACGTAGCAAGAAAACGTGGGCAAGAGCCTACGCAATATGTTCATGAGATAATGCGTCCTTTTACAGAAAACACATACGGAGTTATTATATATCAAGAACAGGTTATGCAAGCATGCGTCTATCTAGGCGGAATGTCTTGGTCAGAAGCTGACAAAATTAGAAAGGTTATTGGTAAAAAAAGAGATGCAACAGAACTTGACGAATTCAAAGATAAATTTATTAATGGGGCTTCAAAACACATTTCTCAGAAAAAGGCCCAGTCCCTTTGGAGTGATTTCGAGGCTCATGCTGGCTACTCTTTTAATCGTTCTCATGCTGTCTCTTATTCCATGCTTACTTATTATACGGCTTGGCTTAAAACTTATTACCCCCTTGAGTTCATGTTTTCGGTTCTTAAAAACGAAAACGATAAAGATGCTAAAACTGGTTATCTTATTGAAGCGAAAAGATTAAACCTTAAGATACTTCTTCCAGACATAAACAATTCAAATGTTTATTTTTCATTAAAAGAAGATGCAATGCAATTTGGATTAGCAGATATAAAGTTTATATCTGACAGTATTGCTAACAAAATTATAGAGAGAAGGCCTTATGCCAATTATTCCGATTTCATTCAAAAAGCCTCTGCGAAAGGTAGCGGGATTAATAGTAGGGCTGTATCTGCTCTTAATGCTATTGGTGGTGCTTCTTTTGAGGACAATCCCAGAAGCGGTAAGGAAAAGGAAAGCTACTACGAATATTTAAGCATACCTACCTTCACGGTAGACTTGCCACCAAGAATTAAATCACAAGCAAGACCAATTTCAGAATTTGAAGACCTAGGATCTTTCCCTTTGTTTGGAATGGTTAAGAGCATTAAGAGGGGAACGGGTTGGTCAAGAATTGAAATTGTAGACGAGACTGGAACCGTAGGTTTATTCCATACAGAGCAAACTCAAATTGAAACTGGACAGATGTATTTTATATTAGTTGGAGATAATAGAATTGCAAGGTATATTAAAGTTTCTGAAATAGACCCAAATGGAACAGATCTGTTTGTTGATTATTTATATAGAAAAGAATATGACATGCAAGAAGATGAGCAGATGGTAGTTAATTTTAGTCCATACAAAACTAAAGCTGGAAAAACTATGGCGCATATTGTTATGACAGACAAGAATAAGAATTTAACTAGAGCAATTGCATTTCCAACAATGTATTCAAAAGTTTTAGGTAAAATGCGTGAAGGAATGAAAAGCAAGCCAGTTCTATCAAAACTAGATGATGGAACTTTAATGATAAAGGAGATAAGATGACAGACAGCGCCTCAGAGATATTTAAAGCAATGAGTTCTTCAAAGATACTTGTAGCAATATTAAAAACTCAAAAAGAGGTTTTAGTCCCTATTGATATATTTTTTGGATTGGGGGATGAAGAGAATTTAAAGGTAGAGTTCGATGATGTCTCAAGAAATTTTGTATTTAAGTTGTCGGAAAATTCTGGCGAAAAAAATGCTATAATGGATGAAACAGAGAAAGAATAAAAATGACAATTTTGATGGAAGATATTTTAGCAAAGCTGGATTCAAAAACAAGAGAAAGAGTTCAGTCTGCAGTAGATGTTAAAATCATAAAACAAAAAACTCCAAGTATTGGTTTAAACTTAGCACTCAACGGTGGGCTTGGACACGGAAGACAGGCCTTGGTATGGGGAAATAAGTCTTCTGGTAAATCTTCCTTTTGTTTGCAAATGATTGCTCTTGCTCAAAAAGAAGGAAAAACTTGCGCCTGGATTGACGCAGAACATTCCTATTCTCCAGAGTGGGCAGAAAAATTAGGCGTTGACTCATCAAAACTAATATACTCACCAGCTAAAACTATTAATGACATGGTGGACGTTGCAACAAAACTTATGTCTGCAGATATAGATATTATTGTAGTTGATTCAATATCAGCCTTGTTGCCTGCAATATATTTTGAAAAAGATGGCAACGAGTTAAAAGATTTACAAGATACAAAACAGATAGGCGCAGAAGCAAAGGATATGACCCACGCAGTCAAAATGTTAAACTATGCAAACAAAAACACATTATTGGTTCTCATTTCACAGCAAAGAAACCAGTTTGGATCTATGCACGCCTCCCATATTCCAACAGGGGGAATGGCGGTCAAGTTCTTTTCTTCTACGGTCATTAAGCTTTGGTCCTCAGAAGCTGAGGCTAATGCTATCAAGGCAGGTATTAAAGTTGGCGATAAAATTATTGAACAGAGAGTTGGAAGGCCAGTCAATTGGATTGTCGATTACAACAAACTCGGCCCCCCTAATTTATCAGGACAGTACGACTTCTATTACCAAGGAGATCATTTAGGAGTTGATGATATTGGAGAAACTTTAGACGTAGCAGAAATGTGCGGATTAGTTGAAAAAGGTGGCGCTTGGTACACAGTTAACTCAGAAAGATTGCAAGGTAGAGCTAAAGCCGTACAGTATCTAAAGGATAACCCAAAGGTTGTTGAAAAACTTAAGAAAGATATAGATGCTAAGATTTAATGACATTAAAAATGTCAACGCATATAAGTTAATAGATGGAGCAATCCTGTACCAAAATGTTTTAAAAGATACTGAAGAGATATTGTCATTTTTTAAAGAAGCGGAAATGTATCAAGAAGACAAATACTTAATGAAAAAATTTGAGACTTGGGGTTATCATGGAATCATGACTGAAATTGACTCTACTAGTTCACATGGTTTTTCCCAAGGATACTTTGACCCAGAAGATAAAGAGCAAGTAAAACAAAAATTAGTTTTTGAAAAGCTTGAAGATGCTTATAAATTTGTTAAAAAAGATTTTATGATCAAGTATGGAAACAAAGATATTTGGCCAAGTCATTATAAAAAAGTTGACCTGTTTAATGAATGTGAAAATACAAGAATTGCGTTTTTGAAATATGATGTTCAGTTAGCAAACAAAGCTGAGTCTCAAAAATTTAATTTTACTGCTTTCCACAGCGATTTTTTTGAACAAGACATGGATACTCCTGGCTATAAATTAATTTTTACCGTTATGATATATTTAAATAATGATTATGAAGGTGGAGAAATTTGTTTTTGGGATGGAGAAAAGATAGTAGGGTATAAGCCACAACCTGGAGACATTGTTGTTTTTCCTTCTTGTGAGCCATTTTATCACGGAGTTTTAAATATTAACAACAGTGACAGGTATGCAATTAGAATGAACTACGTTGCAGTCACAGAGGGGTCAGAAGAATTTAAAAATGGAACCTTTGCGCCATCATTAAATTATACTAACCACAAAGTAGGATACAGATGGACAAAAAATGGAAAAGAAATAACTACAAGCCCAGACTTAAGTACTAATACTCTTGTTGAGCCACCATTAATTTTAAATTTAGATCAAATGGAAAAGGTACTAATTGATGCCAAACATTAATGAATTTTTTGATAAAAAAGAAATAATACAGAAATCTAATTTAGAAGAAATTATTGGCACAAAGCCTTGCCATAAGTGTGAAAAGAATGCAGAAAAAGCTTTTTGGGATCCATCAACTTTTACCCTTTCTTGGACATGTCCAGACGGGCACAATTCTCAGCATTTGGTGAATAGATAATGTCAGAAAGATCAGAAGCAAAAAGAGATGGTGCCAAGCAGCAAAAAAATAGTGGACGTGGGGACTACCAAAAAGGAGATGCTCAATGGGGCAATTTTGTGGTAGATTATAAAGAGTATGAAAAAACAATTTCTGTTTCCAAAGATATGTGGGCTAAGATATGCACAGATACATTTAAGGTAAATAGAGACAAGCACCCAGTCCTTAAGCTTGTTCTGGGATCGTCTGGCAGCAAAGTAAGGCTTGCAGTAATTGAATGGTCATTGTTAGAACAACTAATAGAATCTGGAGAAACTCATGGGATCAAATAACAAAATAGCTTTTAATCCTACTGTTATTAAAAACGGTAGAATTATTAGAATTAGAAAAGACGGAACAATAAAGGCTGATCTTGGGCCAGTTAAGTCAAATAAAAAGAAGATCAAGCATGTCTGAGGATAAAAATACTCTTGAGTTAATTAGCTCAATTACAGAATTTAATGATCTTCATGAATACATGAGCGATGAACAGCTAGACAAGGCTTTATCAATTGTGGTAAAATTATTAATGAATCCAGATGTGCCTTCTGCCAAAGCACCATATTTGATTATAGAGCTGCAAGCAATGTCAACTAAGTTTTCAATGATGGCTTCAGTTTATTCCACTATTGCAAAGGATAAGGCAGGCTCAGTTAATAATAATAAAAAGAACATTTATTATTCAGCAAAAGAATCTATAGATAAATTAGTAGATGCACTTAAATATGTAGTGAGGTATAATTCATGATAAATTGGATACAGGCAGCAGTCATATTTGTGCCAGCAATAATTATAATTATATTTTTTTGGGGAGACATTAAGTGAAAAAAGTATGGGCTTTAATTACAATATCAGCAACAGCGATCCTTTCAGGTTTAGCGTTATCTAAATTTTTAAAATGGGTTGGGCAAGAAGAAGTTTTTGATTTTGACCTAAGTGATGATGTGGTAGACTAATCTATGAAAACATTTTCGGCACAAGAGAAGTATCCAGAATATAAAGATATGATTAACGGTCAGACACATGTGCCAGGACAAGATTTCTACCCAGTTTTACTTAAAAATCTTTTAACTGCCGATGAGTTAAAAGACCTTCAAAACATTTATGATAATTTTCCACAAGATCAAATTAAAGTTCAGTCCTATTCTGCTCACGCTAGTATTTATCCTACCCTTAAAAATAAAGAAGATATTATAAAGAGAGTTGAAAAATTAGCAAGCGAGGCTGTTGGAGAAGAGCTGGTAGTATTAGATATTGAGGGGGCAAGGTATAGCAGAGAGTTTGGATGGGAAGCAAAATTAGGTCCGCACTATGACGCAAGGCCAGTAGAAATGTATGTTTTAGATTTTCATGTTAAATCTAATGAAGATTGGAAATTAATTTTTGAATGTGATGAGTTTACCTTTGGCGACAATGAGGGATTGCTGTTTAGTGGAACGGGAACAGTTCACTGGAGAGACCCCATACGAATTAGAGATGATTCAAGAATTGATTTGCTATTTTTCTGGTTGCAACACAAAAATCCTAGACCAATTTCTGATCAGCATTCAAAAAATATGAAACAAAGAGAAAAATTCTTTTTGTCAAACATTAATCCAGTCAAACCATTATCAAAAGATCAGTGGTGGAAGCCAATTAAGATATCAGAAATTTCTGAAAAGTATCCACATTATCAAAAAATAAGCGCAGAAATTTTAAATCCAGTTATTCAAAATGAAATTTATATTTATCCTATTTTGAATGAAGAAAAAGAAATTATTTATTCATCTTGTAAAATAAAAAATAATGAAATTGTCTCTGTTAATTTAGACGAAAATATGACAAAGAGGATTTCAGAAAAGATGCTGCACGTGTATACAGAATCTTCTATTAAATTTTTTGATAGTCATATTGTCAGATTGTCTAATATAGATGATAGTTTAAGCAAAATATTTTATAAAAAAATAAAAGACGGTCAAGATTTTATATCTGTAATGTTTCCTATTTCAGAAAATGGTGAAATAAATCTTGATATTGATGGCAAGGGATTTGTAATTAAATCTGGATTATGTATTACATTTTCTGAAAATAACCAAAACGTAATTGTAAAAAGCATAAATGCTCCAATAGATTTACTTGTTTGCAGTTTTAAAATAAACAAAAAGGATAATCAGTAATCATGGGTAGAGATATTGTAAAAAACCTTAAATTTAAAAAGCATACTGGTAAGCATTTCGATCCAGAAAAATTTGCTCAATTGCTTGATGAGGCATATCGTAATACAAAAAGAGCAGATGGAGAGATGACAAAAAAATCATTTAGTCCAAGCTCTCTAGGTTACGGTCATGGAACTTGCCCAAGGTATTGGTATATGGCTTTTTCTGGCGCTATGTTTATTGATGATAACGACGCAGTTGCCGTTGCCAATATGTCACAAGGAACACAGGCACACGAAAGACTTCAAAAGTTAATATCCACAATGCCTGAGTGGAAGGCGGAAGAAGAAGAGATTGTAAATGAGTATCCTCCAATTAGAGGATTTATAGATTTAATTATGGAATATGATGGCGAGACAGTTATTGGTGAAATTAAAACAGCAAAGCAAGAAGTTTGGGACGGAAGGCAATCAGAGATGAAGCCAACACCCAATCACCTTCTACAGCTATTGACTTATATGAAACTTAAAAAAGCTAAAGAAGGATTTTTTCTATATGAGAATAAAAACACCCAGGAGCTTATAGTAATTCCAATTTCCATGAATGAAAAAAATACTGAAATCATTGAAGAAACATTTTTGTGGATGTGTGAAGTTTGGGATAATTTTAAAGACGGAGATCTTCCAATGAAACCAGCAGGAGCAACAAAATCCAAAATGCCTTGTACTTATTGCCCTGTAAAAAAGGAATGCTACTCAGGACTAATAGGCACAGTTCAAATAGAGTCCTATAAGGTTCCTAGATTATGATATGCCAAAACAAAGAATGCTCAAAAGAATTTGATCCAAAAACTCATAATCAAAAGTATCATAGCGATGAGTGCTGCAGAATGGCTACCAATAAAAGGATTATGGAGAAGTACTATGAGAAAAAATCTATAAAAAATGGTCTTGCTAGAAATTGCACAAAATGTAAAACTAAGTTAAGTAGATACAACAACTCAGATGTTTGCTCTGTTTGTGAAAAAAATATTATAGAGCATAGCAAAAAAACAATATGGAACTTGCTAAATGAACTTAGCTAGTTTAGTAAAATCAAAAGCAAATAGAGTGCTTGGCATAGATGCTTCAACTACATCTATAGCCTTTTGTTTAATGGAAAACTCAGTTCCAGTTAAATGGGGAAAAATAAATTTAGCAGGACAAGATATTTATGAAAAAATATACAATGCTAAAGTTAGAATGAATTTAATGTTAAAAGAATTAAAGAGTGATTATATTGCTGTTGAGGGGGCGATACTTGTCAGGTCACCAGATGCTGTGATAAAATTATCTTATGTCTATGGGGTTGTTATTGCTGAGCTTATGTCTACTGGCGCTAAGGTTATTACTATTAGCCCATCCTCGTGGCAGGCATTCATTGGAAACAAGAATCCAACAAAAGATGAAAAATCTATTATAAGATTAGAAAATCCTGGGTACGCAGAGTCTTGGTATAAAAACCAATTAAGAAATATGCGTAAGCAAAGAACTGTAGATTATTTTAATAATAAGTATAAACTAGAAATTAATGATTTTGATGTAGCTGATTCTTTTGGCATTGCGTACTACGCCAATAATGTATTGACAAAAAGATAGGTTTTATCTATAATGAAACTATACCAAAGCAAAGAATGGCTATACCGAAGATACGTAGTTCAAAAAAAAAGTGTTACACAGATTGCTATTGAATGTAAAACCTCTGCTATGACCATACAGAGATATTTAACTAAGTTCGAGTTGATTAAGAGGAGATAATGCTAAAGCCAGTATTTGAAGATGTAAAAGATTTTGCATGTACCGATCTATACCTTAAATCAGTAGGGGCTCCTGCAGGAAATAAAATATGGGAAGCCTGTCATGAAATTGCCAGTATGTTAATTGAAAAAAACATATCTTATGGAAACTCAGCGTTAGAGCCTGCAAGAATATTTTCAACGGCGGATTCCAAAGAGCAATTAAAGGTCAGAATTGATGACAAATTAAATAGAGTGAGAAACAATAAGGGTTTTGCTGGGGATAATGACATAGATGATTTAATTGGATATTTGATATTATATAAAATAGCAAATTCTAATTGACATTTCAGTCAACTAAAAGTATACTTATGACATATGGAAATTGAATTATCTGATCATTTTGATCGAATGAATAAAGTAGTTGAAGAACTTTTAAAAGGAAGTAATCCTACTCAAATATCTTCATTGACTGGCTTTAAAAGAGCTGAGGTCGTTGAGTATATAGACGAGTGGAAATCTGTTGTTAGGAATGATTCTACTTCTAGAGAAAGAGCCAAAGAAGCTGTGTCTGGCGCAGACCAACACTATGCAATGCTTATTAAAGAAGCTTGGAAAACTGTAGACGATGCAGATCAGCAAGGTCAATTAAACGTAAAGGCTACTGCGTTAAAGTTAATTGCCGACATAGAGACAAAAAGAATTGCAATGTTGCAACAAATTGGATTACTAGATAATCAAGAGATTGCAGATCAAATTGCAGAAACAGAAAGAAAGCAAGATGTTTTAGTTTCAATATTAAGGGATGTTGCTAAGGACTACCCAGATATAAGAAGAGAAATTATGAAAAGACTTTCGCAAATAACTGGAGTAGTTGAACCCATAGAGATAATAGAGTCCAAGAATGTCATTTGATTTTTCTGATATTATCGACATGCTTGATGGCGAAGAGTTTGATGAAAAGCCTGTATCGCTAAGAGATTTTGTAACTAATGAAAAATATCTAGGCCTACCAGAACTTTCAGAATATCAATACACTTTAATTGAAAAAAGCTCACAGGTGTATAAAGAGTCTACTTTAATAAAACTTTTTGGAGAAGAAGAAGGACATAGAATGTTCAAGCAAACTGCCAACGAGGTAGTTGCTCAGCTAGGAAAAGGGTCTGGGAAAGACTACTGTTCAACAATTGCAGTGTCGTATATTGTATACCTATTGCTTTGTTTGAAAGACCCAGCTTCTTATTACGGAAAACCTCCTGGTGACTCTATAGACATTATTAATATTGCTATTAACGCCCAGCAAGCAAGCAACGTATTCTTTAAAGGGTTTAGAACTAGAATTGACAAGTCCCCATGGTTTGTTGGAAAATACTCAGAAAAAGCTTCTGAAATAAAATTCAATAAAAATATAACCGTACACTCTGGACACTCTGAGCGTGAGGCTTGGGAAGGCTATAACGTAATAGTAGTTATCCTAGATGAGATATCTGGATTTAGTGTTGAAAATACTACTGGGCATGAGCAGGCAAAAACAGGAAGCCTTATTTATGAAATGTATCGTGCTTCTGTAGACTCTAGATTTCCAGACTACGGTAAAGTAATTTTACTATCTTTTCCAAGATACAAAAATGATTATATACAGCAAAGATATAACGATGTTGTAGCAGACAAAGAAGTTGTCGTTAGATCGCATAGATTTAAATTAGATATGGATCTTCCAGAGGGTACTGCGGGTAATGAGTTTGATATAGAGTGGGAAGAAGATAATATTATTTCTTACAAGTATCCAGGAATGTACGCACTTCGAAGACCCACTTGGGACGTTAACCCTACAAGAAACATAGAAGATTTTAAAATAGCTTTTTACAAGAATGCACCAGACGCACTCGGAAGATTTGCATGTATGCCGTCAGAAGCGATAGATGCATTTTTTAAATCAAGAGAAAAAATTGAAAAATCATTTAGTAATTTAGGATTAGCGGTAGATCAGTTTGGAAGATTTGAAGACTGGTTTGCACCAGATCCAGATAAAGAATATTTTATTCATGTTGACCTTGCCCAAAAACACGATCATTGTGCTGTTGCAATGTCTCACGTTCAAAAATGGGTTAACATAAAGGTAACGGATACCTACTCACAACCAGCTCCCATAGTCGAAGTAGATGTGGTAAGGTTTTGGACACCAACTCCAGACAAATCGGTGGACTTTACTGAAGTTAAAGATTATATATTATCTTTAAAAACTAAAGGATTTAAAATTAGGTTATGCACTTTTGATAGATGGAATTCTCACGACATGATGCAACAATTAAAGCAGTATGGAATAAACACAGAATTGTTATCTGTTGCTAAAAAACATTATGACGACATGGCAATGGTGGTCTTAGAAGAAAGATTAAAAGGACCACACATTCCTTTACTTATAGATGAATTGTTACAGCTAAGAATTATGAGGGATAAGGTAGACCATCCAAGAAAAGGATCAAAAGATTTAGCAGATGCTGTTTGTGGTTCAATATTTAATGCTATATCTCATACAAGGTTTGATACAAATCAAGAAATAAAAATACATAACTACGAGTCAATGAGTTATGATAATGATTTTGGAGTTGCAAAAGAAGAAGAGTACGTTCAAAATATGATAAGAGCTCCCCGAATACCACAAGAGCTCAAGGAAGCAATGGATAGGATGATGATAATATGAGCATGTATCAAGAAAAAGCAAAAGAATGTATATGTTGTGGAAAGCATGTTCCGCTTCCTATTGTTCTTAAAGACTACAATGGTGTAAAAGTTTGTCCAACAACTTATTACAATATAAAAGAATATTCCCGTATCTGGACCAGCATTGGATCAAGACCCACTGGAGGTATCAGAAAGCATTTTTCGGAATATGTACAATCTTTAGTTGAAATAGAAAAAAGCAATGAATCTGTTTGAAGAAGATGACTCTGCTTTGTTTAAACACTATGTGGAAATTGGTGCAATAGATTTT